ACCGTGGTGTAGTTCGCGCTCCGGGAATTCTGCGGCACGATGCCGTCGGTCGTACCGGTGAACCCGGTGAACCCGGTCGGTCCGGTCCAACCAGTCGGCCCGGTGTTGCCGGTCGCGCCAGTCCCCGACGCCACACCCGGCGCGCCGGTCGCGCCGGTGTTGGTGGCAGACCCCGGCACGCCGGTCGGTCCGGTGTAGCCGGTCCAGCCGGTCGGCCCGGTTACCGTGGAGGCAAGCCCGGTCGGCCCGGTCGCGCCCGTGCGCGTATTCCGGCCGTCCACCCCGGTTGGCCCACTCGCACCCGTGGACCCGGTCGGCCCGGTGCGACCGGTCGGCCCAGTCGCGCCCGTGTTCACAGCCGTGCCGGGCGCTCCGGTGTTCCCGGTCACGCCGGTCGGCCCAAGCGCGCCGGTCGGCCCAGTCGGACCAGCTCCGGTCGGCCCGGTGTTACCGGTCACCCCGGTAATCCCTATCGGGCCGGTGCGACCTGTTGGGCCGGTCGCACCCACCAGACCCTGCGATCCGGTCACACCGGCCGGCCCGGTCGCGCCCGTACTGGTAGCGTCACCGGGCGTGCCGCCGGGGCCCTGCTCGCCTACCGGGCCAGTCGGTCCGGTAGTGCCAGTCGCACCTGTCGTGGCGGCAGTCCCAGCCGGTCCCGTGAACCCGGTGGGCCCGGTTGTGCCGGTGTTACCCGTGACACCTGTGGCACCCTGCAAACCCGTTGGACCGGTGTTGCCGGTCACCCCGGTCGGTCCCGTGCTGCCAGTCGGTCCCACGCTACCGGTCGGGCCAGTGTTGCCTGTGACACCCGTGGCACCGGTCACACTAGGACCGGTTGCACCCGTGGTGGAAGCAAAACCGGCCGGCCCAGTGTAGCCAGTCGGCCCGGTCGACCCGGCGCCAATGATCAGCGGGTTGCCCGGAGGCACAGTAACAATGGTTGGTGCGTCAACCTGAAACGCAATGGTAAAATTCCAGCGCTGCGCGTCGTTGGTGAACACCAAGAGTGCCAGCGTGAACGTCTCGCCCAACGAGCCCGACGTCACCAGCAGGGAAACCGCAAGCTGGTCGTTGACCAGATCGCACGGAGTAACCACCGTGCTGACGTTGCTGGTGACGCTGGCATGCGCCTCGGTGAGAACGACCCCCGGCTCCAGCAAACCGTCGAACAACACAAGGAAACGCTCGGTGTCGCCCGCTGCGAGATGCTGTATCCCCAGATAGCTGGACGTCGAGACGACCTCGATCTCGATCATGCCGGCGCCCCCACGTTGTACTGCACGGTGTAGTTCAGGGTCTGCCCGTCATTGGTCGTGATCGTGAAACTCAGATCGTAGGTCAGGGGATCGTCAGGGGACTCCATGTACCAGATCGCCGACTTGCGGTCCGACGATAAGGACAATCTGTTGACGACGGCGTCGCTGTCGATGATCTCCAATGTTGCCGTCATGCTGGTCAGCAGCACACCCGGCTCAAGGAAGTAGCTGAAGTCCGCACAAAATTTCTCGACATTGCTCGGCGTCATCGACACCGCACCGAGATGTCCGCTGGCACCCGCGATTTCGAACGTCGTACCCACTGCATACCCTATGGCTTCGAGCCGATGGCGTGCCAGAAAATGTCAGCTGGCCCGGTGTTGACCCCCACCGAGAACCCAATCGTCGAGCGGCTCACCACCGTCGGATAGGTCCCGGTCGGACCGCTATAGCCGAGCGTCACCACCGGTGCTGTCTCGTAGGCGACCGGGAAGCCAATTGCCGCCCCCGGCGCTCCCGCCACCGTGGTGGCTCCCCACGCGATCAGAATGTTGTTGAACGCGACATAGCCGGTCGGACCTGCGCTGCCAGTCGCACCAGTCGACGCAACAGGCCCGGTCGGTCCGGTACGCCCGGTCGGCCCGGTAGCACCGGTGTTACCGGTTACGCCAGTCCCGCCGGTCATCGCGAACCCGGCCTGCCCGGTGAACCCGGTCGGGCCTACCGGTCCGGTAGGACCTGTTACCGTGGAAGCAACACCATCCGCACCGGTCTGTCCGCGCAGCCCGGTCGGGCCGGTAACGCCGGTCGGACCACTTGGACCAGTCGGACCAGTCGGGCCTCCGAACGGTCCGGTCGGCCCGCCAACAGTAACAATGGGCCGCGCCATGATGGGTGCTGGGCCGAGGATCTCGACAGGCATGGCTACACCTCGGTCACGGCTTCGGCGTAATGAAATTCACCGTGCATCAGCTGCGTTACCACGGCGGTAACCGTGTCAGTCATGAGCAGGTCGTAGAGGTACGTGCCCGGCACGAGCGCTGCTGCCAGCGTGGCGTGCGGCACGTTGAAGCCGATGATCCGCGTAGTGCTGTCAAGAATGACAATCTCGGAAGCAGCAGATGTAAACGCGATAGTCTCGGCAGCCTGCTCGAAATTGCCCTTCAACCCCATGCGAAACGTCTTGTTCACAAGGTTCCATCCAGTGTCATCCGGGTCATCGAACTGGACCGAGTCCGAGAACGTGGTGTTCTTGGCCACGGTGAAATCCGCAGGAGCGCTGGTTGGCGAAGCCGTGTGCATCACATGAACCTTGTCGGGTAGGCCGTGCTCACCCCGCCACGTTGCGACTTGCTGCCCCAGCCGCGCGGGAACGACCAGCTCTGCGCGCCTTTAAGATTGGCTCGCTCGGCCGCAACCTTCGCAAGCTGGATGCCGGTGCGAAAACGCTTGAGGTGATAAGCCGACAGTGTGTTGTTGGAGTAAGTCTTCTGCTGCTGCGCCATCATCCTGCCAATCAGGCCGTCGAGAATGTGGACACTGTACACGCGCAGGGTCCATTCCGGCGCAATCGGCAGGGCATCTCTGGAAATCGGCAACGTGACCGTCTTCACCACGCGCGCAGTAAAATTAACTGTAGCGTCAACCTGTGGCTGGAAGAGCAGCTGCAGACTGCCAAAGTCGCGCATGAACGCCGCGACTGGCGAACCCTTGTCATCCCACGTGCCGACAAGCCGGATGATCTGACCGTCCAGCGCAGGCGCCAACAGGTAGAGATCGACACCAGAAAGCGGCAGGAAATTTATGTCCTCTTGCCAGCAGGAGCTATCCCCGAAGAACTCCTTCAGCACGTCGTAGAGTTCAGCCTTGATGCCGCTCTCGGATGCACCGGTGAGCTTGATCTGGGCCTGCGTCAGCAGCTGACTTACTTCACGCGGATCGAGCGCCATCATTCACTCCCGGGTTGCTGCGGACCAGAACCGCGCCCCTTGCCCTTGGGCATGGGGGTGCTGCCTTCGACCGGTATGTGCGGGCGCTGCCCGGTCAGCATGTTCATGTAGTTCAGAATAAACGTGTTCGCGCGGCTGTCCTGTATGTCTTCCTCGTCACGCAGCAGCGCGTGCCCGGCCACGCCATATTCAATCGGCAGCCTGAAGCCGGCCTCGATGGGTATGACTTCTCCGTTGACCTCCTCGTACTGCGGTACTGCTACCCCGTAACGATCAATGAACAGGTCCGGGCGAAGCCGCCTCGCGTCGTTCAACGTGATGTTCAGCGCAGCGATGAGAGATACGTCGCCGTAGCGATAGGGGCGGATCTTGTCGAGCAAGAGGGTACGCACCCCTCGGATCATCATTTCGACAGTCATCAGGTTGGGCGGGGGCATGGTGCACCTCAACGAATGTTGCCGTCGCGGCGATTACCGCGACGGTAACATTTCAAGCCGCGATCCACCAAGACTAGGCCGGTGCCACCTGCGCCTGCACGAGTGCTTTACCATCAACAATTTGATAGCCATAGACTTGCAGCCCACGCAGGATCTGCGCGAACGTTAGTTCGGAACGCAGCGTCTCGACCTTGCTAATCTGCGATGCGAACGTCAGGGCATGCGCGTGACCTGCGAAGATCGGCCACTCACCTGCGGAGAAGTTGGTGCTGTCGGTCGAGTTGTTCGGCAGCAGGTTCGAGATGTAGATCGTGAACCGGTCCACCATGCCGAGCCGCCCGTTGCGCAGCATCGAAACGCTATCACCCGAGAGGTAAGCTTGCCGCAGCTCGGACTGCTTGATCATGCGTCCGGCCCATGCCGGCATCACGACCCAGCGCCCGACTTCCGGGATGTTCTGCTCGTCGAGCACCTGCCCCATGCGGAGCAGCACATCGACAAGCTCGACTTGGCCGGCGCCAGCGTTGCGGCCGACGACTGTCAAAGGCGTACCTTTGACGCCGAGGTTGGTCGACGCGGTGATAATACCGGCCGCCGTGCCTTGGTTGGCCGCCGCCATCTGGTTGACGATGCCGCCCAGCACGTCCTGATCGACCACGATCTTGAGCTGCTGCGCCGCGTCGTCCGACCACATCGAAAGAATATTCAGATCGCTCTGGATCTCCATGACGTCATCGAGCGCAAGCGAGAAATACTTGCCGGTGCCGATGTACAGCTCGATGGACGAACCGGTCGGGCGGTCGAGGCCAAGCAGACCGTCGGCGCGGTAGTCGCGGATGGTGACAGTGGGCTTGGTGCGGATCTTGACCCGGTCGCCTTGGTTCTTGATCTCGCCTTCGTAGTCGGTGTTGGAGATCGCCGCGAGCACGGTGCTCGCATAGAACTTCTCGACCAGCTTGCCGGACCAGATCTCGGGGATGAACCCGGTCGACTGGAGGTTATTGCTGGAACTGCCAGTCGGGTAAATTGGAGGGGTCGTGCCGGCGGTTGCGCCGGGAAAGCCTGTGCTGGGAATAGCCATCGTGATCGTCCCTTGGGTGTGGGACGGTCATGCCTCTATGGCTACAGGCCGCCCCCAGTTATCGGACGCGCCCTTCGCGCTGAGCAGCAAAGATCTCCTGCTCGTCGCGTTTACGATCAGCATCCCGTCCGATGTAGGCGTTGCGGCCTTCGTTCGAATAGAACTGGCTGATCTGGGCACGAGTGAAGACTGGCTTGTCGGCAGCGACGGCAATCCCGTTGCCGGACGCTGGCTTTGCCCTGCCGGGGGACGCAAGAGTGCTCAAGTCCACCGCAGCTTGGCGAGGCACCGGGGTCTCACCCGACGGCTGGCTCTGCGGGACCGGCATCTGGCCCGTGGCTTGTTCCTCATTGAGGAACGCTTGAAAAAACGCCGCCACCCGAGGAGCATCTGCCGCTTTGGCCGCGTCGTTTATGAGGACCCTTCTTACCTGACCAGAGTAAATATCTCGTAAACCAACCCACTGCTTGAAACGCTGGCTCACGTTGATGTCTCGCCAGTCCGGCAAGCGTGCATCGAGATCAGCCTCCATGCGCTGCTGGGAGGTCTGGCGGACTGCCTGACTGGTCTGGCGAACCTGCTGGGTGACTTGGTTCAGCTCTGGCGCAACCGCGCCGCGCGCCGCGCGCGTGACAAACTCGATCAATTCCGGTCCGTAAGTCTCCTCATCTTCCTTGGTAATCGTCTTTAGCGGCTGTTGCGGACGTTGCGGCTGTTGTGACCGTGGCGCTAACCCAGCGCGTGCCATCTGCAACGACTGCTGGGTGCGCATCAGCTCGTCACCCAACTCCGACATCTGTTCCTGCATCTGGCCCAGTGTCATCTGCGATTGATCGAACCGGCCTTTCATCGCAAGATAGCGGTGCTCCCACGAGCCGTGCTCCCCGCTATCCGGGATGGGAGGTCTCCTTTGGGACTCTTGCGACGCGCTGACCCTTTCGTCGGAGGGCTGCTGATCGGGCTGTTCCTCGGGCTGCTGGGGTGGCTGCTGATCTGGATCGGGATCGGGCTGTGGCTGCTGCTCTGACGGCTGGCTGTCCGGGTACAGCGCCTTGTGAATAGCGTCGGCAGCCTCGGCAGCCTGCTTCACGGCGGGGGGGATCGACACGTTGGGGTCAACGGGCGGCAGTACGTCAGCCATGGCACAACCTTTTCTTTTAGCGGCACATGGTTTTCACGATGTGGCGCGTGGCTCTAGGTTCTCGGTGAACAGCAAAAGAAACTTGCGGGCCTGTTGGGCGCGGCCCTGCGCCTGAAGTATTTCAGCAGAAGACGCCTCGGTTACCGCAACGGTAACTTCAAAGACGTACTGATCCAGAACTGCCAAGAACTGGGTGTAAAGCTGTGGATCGACGTTCTTCCAACGGCCAGCAATCTCGCTGATCTTCTTGGTGTCAGCCGGCATGTCACTCCAGATCGTAGGTGCCGAACGGCGCCCTGACGCCCGGCGCGGGCGCGGTCGGTGTGGCCTTGGCGTAGTCGTTCAAGCCGCCACCGGTCGCCAGCTGCTTGATCTCGCGCCGGTCCGGCATCGCCGCCATCTGCGAACCCTTGCCTGCGACCTTGTCGATCCGGCCGCCCTTGCCCAGCGGTGTCAGCTTGTTCTTGAAAACCATCACACCGTTCCAAACGGGTTGGGACCGCCAAGAGGAGAAGAAGCAAACGCGGCAGGTTTGGGTTTGCCGTAGTCCCTGCTCGGGTTCGCTTCCGGCTTGATCCGGGGGAGTGGCGCGTTGCGCAGCGAACCCGGCCGGGAGCCCAGCACGAAGTCCGCACTGCTGCTGGGTTGGGGCACCCGCATGGGGGCCGCAGCCTTGATCACGTTGGAGGCCATGACAGCCCCCTAGCGTGCTGACGTAATGCCGCTCTGCGCGGGGAGCGCACCCGAGAAGCCGAACATCTTGCCCGAGCCACCCTTGGCGAACTCGGCACCCTTGCCGGTCGCACCGGGATCGCCGGTCTGGCCGGGCTTCATCGGTTCAGCCTGTTGCTGGCTGAACATCGGCGTATTGCCGCCTTTCGCGAACTGAACGTTGTGCTCGCGCTCGTTCTTGATCTTGGCCATGAGACATCTCCTGCAGGGAGTTGCCTTCTGGCTATAGCCCCGAGACCCCTAACAACCCGTTAACCGCGCGGACTTCCGTCTTCTTTCCGGGTAATGACGACGTTCACCCACATTGCGAGTGAACGCA